GATCAGTTTGGTTGGGCCGACAAGGATCAAAAGTTTATTATTGGTGAGCAAGAAGTTTCAGCAGAAAAGGTAGCGTATAGCCCACCTTCAGTAGCCACTGGTTCATTAGCCGACTATTTAAAACCAACAGGTAGTTTTGAAGAATGGCGGCGTATAGTCAAGGTATACGACCAACCCGGGTTTGAGCCACATGCCTTTGGTTTCTTTACTGCTTTTGGTGCTCCCCTCCTTAAACACCTTAAACTCAAAGGTGCAATCATTAACCTAGTAAACAATACTTCAGGTACTGGTAAATCAACTATCTTGAAGATGTGCAATAGCGTATGGGGTCATCCTGAAGAATTAATGTTGCAATGGAAAGATACAGTTAATTCCATGCTTCATCGCTTTGGGGTTATGAATAACCTACCCGTGACTATTGACGAGGTTACCAAGATGAGCGGCGACCACTTCTCTGATCTGCTTTATGCTGCGTCGCAAGGTAGAGGTAAGAACCGTATGAAACAGCATGAGAACGCTGAGCGTACAAACACTACTAAGTGGGGCACTATGGTTCTAACCAGCTCTAACGCTTCGTTCTATGACAAGTTAGCTACCCTTAAAGCTACCCCCGATGGTGAGTTCATGCGTCTCTTAGAATACAAGATTGAACTTACAGGCACGTTAACTAAGCAAGAAGCCGACGAGATATTTAATTCTTTATACGAGCACCACGGGCATGCAGGGGTTAAGTACGCCCAGTATTTAGTTAGTGACTTAGAAGAAGCTATGGATCTTGTTATGCAAGTTCAACAGCGTATTGATAAAGCCGTGGACATGAGTAACCGTGAGCGGTTCTGGTCGGCTGTGGCTGCTTGTAATATTGCCGGTGCTTTAATTGCTAAGGATTTAGGGCTAATTGATTTTGATATACATAGGGTATATACCTGGATTGTTGCCGAACTCAAAGTCATGCGACATGAAATTAAAGCCCCAACCAAGGGTGTGACTGACGCTATCAGTGAGTTTATTAACGAACATCGTGGCACCGTACTGGTAATTAATGACGAAGTTGACGGACGTACTGGTATGGAGCAGCTACCTATTGTTGAACCTAGATGGGACAAGCTGTATATCCGCATCGAGCCTGATACTAAAGAAATGTACATTAACGCCAAGCAGTTCAGAAAGTACTGTACCGAAAACCAGATTACTTTGAAAGATGTGCTGACTTCCTTAGAAGTAGATAAAGCTTACCTTGGGCTTAAGAAGAAGCGCATATCCAAGGGCACCAAAATTAAATCAGGGGCTATTGATTGCTTTGCCTTTGACCTGTCGGCTAAGGCATTTGAAGATGAGCAACTTATTGAAATAGCACAGGATACGCCACAAGATGCTGATCCACGGTCTGAGCTTCAGAGTTAACTGGAAAAACTTTGTGGTTGGGGCATCCTTTTTTATACCTTGTTTGGATACGGAAGGGGCCCTAGCCCAAGTTAAACGCACCACAAAGCGTCTTGGGTACAGGATAAAAACCCAAATTGTTGTAGAAAAGGGAATACATGGGTTGCGAGTATGGCGAATTAGGTAGTATTATCTGGGTGTAGCCCATGGCTACGGCATTTTATTTCCTTGTTTTACATTTAATCCCCCGCTTCGGTGGGGGCTTTTTTATTAGTCGCCGTAGCCACCAAACTCAGATAGTCTGCCAATTAAGCGTTTATCGTATGTCATACCACCCATAGACTCTGCAAGAGCACGACGCTCGTAACGAGTACGAACAGACTTTAATAAGTCTTTAGGTTTAAGGGCAAGTTCAGGATAAGATTGATTGAACTTAGCTATTTTTTCTAATGTGCGCTCTCTAAGATCTTCGTCGTCATTATCTATAGACATAAAGAACGCATCCTTTAAACGTGCTTGGCGCTTAAGAATATCCTGCTCTATGGTCTTCTTTTCAATGTTAGCTTTTTGGCGTTGAGCTAGTCGTTCAGGTGCAAAGCCCATCATTTGATAACCCGCTTCTACCCCTGTAATATCGCCTAGGAGCTCATCGCCTTTTAGGTTGGTAGCCCGACCCTCAGACATAAACCGAATGCCCTTTAGCGTGTTCTTAATCAAGGCTGGAGAAGCAGTTTCAATAGCCCGATCTAAGTACCCTTCATTATATTGTTTTAAAGCTTCAGCCCCATTAATTACTAAACCTGCTGTTGGTCCAAGCACGTTAATAAGTTGATTTTGTACCCAAGAAACCTCATCTGGGCTCTTGCGGGCGTCTCTAAACCATAGATCGTTTAGGCTTAAGCGGTCGGCTACGTTGGCTCCAAATACTTGTGAGACACCACCTCGGACCAAAACATCTCCAAAGAACCCGCCAAAGGTATCGTTAGCCCATTCCTTGAACCAAATGTCAAAGTCCCAATCCTCGTCATCATCGTCGCCAAATACAGCCTGTAAAGCGTTTGCAGTTGCAGACACCGTCCACCATAAGGGTAAACCCGAAGCTCCAGCAAATACTGCGGTAGTACCATAAACCCCTAACAAACGATGCTTTGCTTCTTTACGAAAGTCCGCAATGTATTCTTTTAACGCCGCCTCTAGTTGCTCAGGCGTCATTTTTGGTTCGTTGGGTCTGTATAGCTTATGTTCTCTTTCAAGCTCGTCCTTAATACGTGCTTGTTCGTCAGGGGTAAAGTCTTTATATATGACCTCAAAAGCGCTTCTGCCTAGCAAATAAGACATCTGTTGCGAGAACTGCTTAAACTGGAAGAGAACCTTGGGTACAGAACCTTGAAGGAAGCGTGGCTTATTAAGTGTTGAGTAGTCAAACATTGACTTATAAGTTAACTCTTTGGCAACCTCAATTGCTTTTTTGCGAGCACCTTCTTCGCTGTATCTTTTTTCATTTTTATATTTCTGATAAGCAAGATCAAATGCGGACATAAAGACTACTTCACGGTTAAACTTCTCAGCCCCATGAAATGTAGCACTAGCGTACTTCATAACCGTATGTTCAACACCTTGTTCATATAATGCAGACGGTGTTTCAGCTAAGCCAACAATATCATGCGATAGCGTTATATCAATAATGCCGTCGGCCACGGCTCTTAAGTAAGCTTCTTTTTGTGCTTCAGAAAGGATGTCTAGCCTATGGGATAGCGAGGGACTACTAAATTTACCGTTTTTATCTTTGAAGCCACTACCTAATACCTTTTTGCTGTAGGCTGTCATAGTAGCAAATGCCTTTGCATTACCAAACTTAGCACCGACAACGGGCAAGCCGACCGCTGGCACACCTAACATATTTGTTATAGCCGAAGCCGGCGAAGTCATGAACCACAAGAAGGACAAGTTACTCAGACGAGCAGCAGTCTTGCCGGTATCTACTGGGTTCATGATGTAACTAACACGATGCTCTCTAATTTCCTTCATGTACTCAGATAAAACTTTGCTTTCTTCTGGGTCCATCTCATCAATTTGTGCAGATGCAGCATCAAGCGAGTTGTAAATTGGTCGGCTGTATTTAAACCGAGAGTGCTGGTAAGCCATGTGGAACGCCGACGACGTAAAGGCACGTAGCATATCCAAGTCCATACCAGGTATGTTCTCACGGTTCATAAACATCTTGCGAATACTTTGATCTGGTATCTGCAGTAAGTACAATTGCTCAACCGCTTCAGTTATATTGTCACGCAAAGATAACTCATTAGGCTGCAAGGTTCTTTTGTCTTGCGCTGAAGTATTCTTAATTATGTCTTTTAAAGTTTTTAACGACTCGGCATTATGTAAGTCTTCAGAATAAAGTAACTCTCTAGGACTATTTTTGGGTTTAACATGTTCTTTTATATTAAATTTTGAGCCATATTTTTTCTTTAATATAGGTATTGCCTGCTCGATAAAAGCATCACGTTGCTCAGGCGACTCAAACATATAGAAAGAACGATCCGCATCCTTCATTAAACGTACTGAGTACTGCCCAAAACGCCGCAGTGGAAAGTATGGCTCTATGCTTTGGTCCTGAAAATGCTTCTTTAGGCTTTGATACTCTGGGCTTGCTATAGCCTTAGCTTCTGTAAAATTATCAGCCATTAAAGCTAATTTTTTATTCTCAAGAAGCATATCAACATAGGCATCGTACCGACGTTTATAAAACAACTTAACGTTTTCATAAATCTTTTGACCTTCTGGTCCTATAGCTTCCCAAGCGTCATCTATTAATTTGTCGCCGGTTTTTATAAAATTACCGTTAGCGTCTCGTTTGCTAGGGTCTTTTTTAGCAACCGTTGTATCAACCATTAGTTTGCTCATAGTTTGAGCTTTTGCAGGGCTTTTACTTTGGTATTCTTGCCAAGGCTTAATCTCAGACTTAATCTCTTCAAGAATATTGTTGCGATACTCAAGCATATTCTCAACCGAGTTAATAAATTGTTTAATCTTGGGCACTTTGTCCCCGATGATGTCGCTAATTTGACGTAAGGTAAGGGCTCCTACATAGACGTTACGCCATCTATCTTTAATGCCGCTCCAAGTAAGCCTACCATTTAAAATGGTATTTATAAGGCCCATGTATTGAGATGAGTTGTACGGCATCGTACTGTTCATCGTATATTTACCTGCATTGCTATAGGCAATAACAGCTTTGTCGTCTTTGGTAGAAGTGCGCATAATAGCGTTAGCGTTAACTATGGTCTTACCTAATACGTTATCAAGCCCAAACAATTTACCAACTAGCCCAATAAACTTATCCCACAAGCTAAGCGCTTTGCCACCCTTGTACTTAGTTTCGTACTTAAGTAGTTGTAAAAACTCTTGGAAGTCTGGGTTAGACAAAGCTTCAGATACAAACTCATAAATGTTCTCAAAGCCGTACTCTCCTGCAGCTGCCGTACCCTCATACTTCTTCTTAGCATATTCATACAGCTCTTTAAGTTCATCAACGGCTAATTTTTGAGCCGGATTCAAAGTATCGTAGTTTGCTGGGATTAAGTTATAAAGCGTAGCTGCGTGCACAACTTCGTGTAAGAACGTAGCAGTGCTCATACCCCCACGGGTCGAATTTAAGTTGATGGTATTCATACCCGAAAAGAAAAAGCCTTGCGAGTTTAAATTAGACACAGCATCTCTGTATGTCTTTAGTAACTGCGCAAATTGACCTGCAATAGGCGGGATTACATCGTCTGTACCAAAGCTAATCTTTTTGTTAGCAATATCTTCAAGTACTTGCAAAGTCTGACGGACAACCGCTGGGTCATTTAAGTCGCCCCGTAAATTGTGCTTTGCAATAAAGTCTTTGCCCCATGGGAAGCTGCTTAACTGATTAATAAACTGGGCACGCTGACCTTTAGCGTTACGTTGTATATAGTACGCTGTCAGTTTGTTTTGCTGGTCTACAACAATATCGGTTGTAAGGTTTAATTCAAGTAGTCGTTTTGCCAAACCAGAAATAAAGTTTAAATATGTAGGCGACTCGGCATAGCCCGTTTTTTTGCGAATATCAATTTTCTGATCGGCAATTAACTTTAAAGCACCGTTGATGTCATTAGCTTCAATTCGTTCTTGGATAGCAGGATGCATTATGGCAAACTGCAAAGCATTTATTTTTTTTATTTCTCCAGCGGCTGTGTACAACCCTTTCATACCAGCAGGGATAGCCTGTACTTCTTCTTTACCAGTCGGCCTGCGATATAACGCTTTTAGATATGATGGGTCTATACGAGAAGCTTTACGGGTATTAGCGTTGGCTAAAGCTTGGTCGGCCCTGCGGTTTGCTTCCCTAAATTCTTTTATGGTAGCTTCAAACTTCTTATATTCTTGTTGAGGCAGATTGTCTTCAATCCACTTTTTAAATAGCTCAGCTTGTTTGGTATCTTGGTTTTTAAAGGTAACTCCAGATGCCTCAGTATTGGGCACACCTATATCAAACGCAGCCGAGCGCATTGCTAATCCATAGCGCCACCCACCACTTGATTTATCAAGGTAAGCCATAGCCGCTTTGCCTTCTGGAGTAGAAGTATCAATGTTTTTGATAGCACGGCTAACAGCAGCGGCAATATATGGGTCTAGATTAGTTATGTCGTCAGATGATTTAAATGGAAGGGCAGCCTCAGCTTCATCAATGCGTTCCCGTTCAAACTCATCCATAGCATCAGAAAAACGCTTGCGTAATTCTTCAATACCACGCCTAGTATTTAAGTTTTTTATACCAGTTAAAGCGTTTAGAACATCAGTTTGCTCCTGTACAGACATGCTGCCCATGCGTTGGGAAAGCGCAGAAGTTATTGTTTCTCTTTCTTTTGGTGCAATACTTAACTTGTCAAAGAAGTTATTTAGGAAGTTTATCCTACGAGTAAGCTCAGGTCCTGTTAAACGCACGTTAAGATCTGGCCCTTTTGGCGGCTCTGGTGGTGGCTCTACGTAGTTACCCGCAGCATCTCTTTCCCTATATCGAGATACTTGTTTGCGCATCTTACCGCCAATAAACTCAGTTACCTCATCCAAGAAGTTACGTACTTCATTCCTAAACTTAACAGATTCAGCAGGGTTAGCAGTTGCAGATTTAAGGTTGTCAAAGAACGAGCGTAAGGGTTTAGTAGGATCGCTGGGTGCGCCAATCAGCATCATCCGTGCACGTTCGCCTTCAGGTACAGCCTCAATACCTTCCATCTCCGGCACTGTGCCTTCGGAGGTTAGTTCAAACCCGGGCGCTTCTTTAGCAGGTTTAGTTTCTTTGGGCATTCTGACCATGTAGTCAACACGATCTTCAAACCCATTTCTTTTATACCAATTTTTTAATTGTTCTTGCGTAAGACCGCCAAGGGCTTCATCTGGCTGCGCTGCTGGTATTAAAAATATTGGTTTTTGGTTTTGGTCGGCCCAATCTAAAGTTGAATTTAATAGCTTTCTACCAATACCCTTACCTCTTTCTTTAGGGACATTAAAGCCATGCACAAAGACAGCGCCGTCCATTGAGCCCTTTGGAAATTGTGGAAAATCTTCATAAAATTTTTCGTATAAAGAGTTACTAGGGACAATTTCAGTAAAATTAACAGACCCATTTGGAAATCCATATTCATCACGTTCCCTAGTAAAAGCCCCTTTTTCATACACTATTGGTTCTTTTTCAGGTTCTTTATTAAAGTCAAACCCCATCTGCCCACGGGCTACAAATTCTTGTCCTGCAGGGGCGGCTTGCAAACTATCAAGTTCATTTTGTAACTCAGCAGCTCGTTCATAAGCTCCTGTGATCCGCTCGTCACTAGGGTCAACATTAGAAATATCTCTAACGTAGCCTTTTATTTGGTCAAGCTGACGCTTTATTTCTTCAATACGTGTAGAAGGATCTTGGGGAGGAGGTGGGGGCGGTGCTTGTCCTGTTGTATCGGCAGGGGGTGCCATAGCGGCACGGGCTTCACCTAACTCACCACGATAACCTGCATATCCTCTAGCAGCACCTGATGTTCCACCGATACCACCACCAGCAGCGGCTGCGCCAAAGAAGGCTTCTCTATACTCATTTCTAGCGTCAGCACCAGTTAACTCAAGCCCAGCTTGATAACGCTCAGCAGCTTGTTCTAATACTTCAGTTGGGGCTTCGGCAATAATACCGACAGTTGCGCCTTTGGCTGCACGCTTACCTACTTCTTTAGCAACGGCTCCAGCACCTATTTCACCAGCAGCACGTCTTGCAGCTAGTTCTTTTAATACTTGCTCACCAGCGTTCTTACCTACACCACCTAATCCAACGGTAAACCTGTCGGCAAAGTAGCCTAAGGGGGCGGTACCTGCTGCAGTTACAGCAGCTTTTGTAAGTTCTAGTTCTTCTGGATCGTTCTTTTCTTTTGCTTGACGCATCAAGAAGTTACCAAACTGTTGCACGGCATAAGTGCCAACACCAACTATAGCACCACCAATTGGTGTTAAAAACGGGCTAGTTATAGCCGCAGCAGCCAAAGGTCCAGCCATTTGAGGGGCACTTTGTAATACTTGTTCAACTATATATTTAGGGGCTTCTTTAGCCGCTGCAGCAAAACCTTTCTCAGCTGCAATTCTTTCAAAGTCAGCAACGGTCATACCTGGTTTTTCTTCAGGCTTTTGTGTTTTTGCTTCAGCCATTACTTTGCGTGCAGCTTCATCTGCACCGACCACTTTTTTAGCGGCAAGACCAAGACCGGTTGCAACCTCACCTAAAGACTCAAAGCCACGCCCAAGCGCAGCAGGAATAGACTCAAAGAAGCCTACATCTTCAGGCGTTTTTTGTGGTGCTTTTGGTTGTAGCTGTGATTGAACGGCAGCATAAGCTTGAGCATCAGTTAGCTCAGTAGGCGAGTTTACTTCAAACTTACCTTGACCAGGTACGTCAATCTCGTACTTTGGCATATCAGCCTACTTTCTTAACCGTTACGCCTTGTGGTACTCCTCCCTGCCCACCACCAATTCCACCTCCGGGAGTTAGCGTACCAATAATCTGTTGCCTTTGGGCTTCAAGTTCGGCACGACGTGGGTCATCTTTCTTCATAAAGAGCAATGCGGTATTAATCTGTTCAAGTGCAGCCTTGGCACGCTGTACCTCAACGCTTTCCATGCGACCTGCGCCAGCAACTCTGGTCATTGCTTCACCATAAGACATACCTGGATTCTCAGCCATAACCTTTTGGATCTGTTGTTCTGTATAACGTTGAGATGCTCCTGCAGCGCCAGCACTAATCTGTGAAGCTTGTAAACGATTTATACGATCTTGATACTTTTCATATGCTTCACGGGCACCAGCTGCGTCACCTCGCTCTTCAGCACGACGAGCTTTATCAAGTTCCATACGGGCTTTCTGTGCTTCAGCTTCCATAGTATCTTGAGCTTTACGAGCTCCTTCAATTCCAGTTGCATACTCACCAAGGCCTTCTAGTGCAGCTTTACCAATAGGTCCTGCTGTTGAACCAAACTTAAGAAAACCCTTAGCCATAGCCATGCGCTCGTCACGACTTAAACGCTCACCACTCTTACCAAGGCGCTCAGTTAAATACTTCTCATATTCAACACCTGCTTGCCCTTTTGGTCCAGCTTCTTTAAGTTCAGCCAAGAAATCTTTATACTCTTTAGATTTTGCTGCAGCAGTTCCAGCTTTACCTGATGTACCTTCGGTTGCAGCAGCGCCTTCTTTGGTTTGTGCAGTTGAAGTTTTTTTAGCCGCTCGTTCTTCTTCAAAACGTCTTGTGGCTTCGTCAAATTGATCTAAATCTTTTTGCTCTTTTTCAGCCGCAGCTTTTTGCAATGCTGGTTTACGTACATTTTTATCGTAGTAAGGAGTTAAACTTTCAGTCATCGAAGGATCATCCCCATAAATATAGGGAATGTTAGCTCCTGTTACTGCTCTAGCCCCACGAATTCCAGTATTCAAAACCCCAGCAATTGCACGATTAGGAAGAGTCAAAACGTCCATGGCAGCAGAACCAAAAGATTTACCGCCACCTAATAATGCTGCACGGTCCTCTTCTAATTGTTTTCTTGCTTTTTCTTCTGGATCACCACCCTCACTAAAAGCAATAATTCCGCCGCCAGCTAAACCTTGAGACTCAAATGCTGGACCACCAGCCATAGCAATACCTGACATACGAGCTTTTTGAGTTTGTTGTTCAGCTTGCGCTTCCATTTGTTTTTCTATAATTACTTCAGCCGCCATTTTACGAACTTCATCACTTGTAGAAGAATTTCTAATTTGTTCTAATTTTTGTACGCCACCAGGCATATCTGCAATTTGTTCTAGCTGGGCACGAGTACTATCAATTACACCCCCTGGAGCATAACCAACAATACCGCCTTCACGGTACTCTTTAATAGCGCCACCTTCTCTACGTCCACCACCTCCAAATAATGTTGCACCAGCCCCAAGTAAACCAACACCTTGCTGAGCAATACTTGGCTGAGCCACATAAGCTTGTCTATTAGTAGCTTCCATAGGCAAACCACGCAACATATTGGACATAACTCCAAGCTGCATAAGCGGATACTGCTGCTGAGTAGCGTAGTCTTGAATAGCTTGATTAATCTTGGACTGCTCAAGGGCTTGTTGTTGAGCGCCCATTGATGCCATTTGGTTTTGCCGAGCAATATCGGCACCTTGCTGGGTAGCCCCTAGTTGACCTAGTTGCGCTCCTGCGCCCAAAGCTTGCCCCAAACCCTGCATACCTAAATTAGCACCAAATTGTTGGGACTGTAAGGCTCTGTCGTAAGCTGACTGCGCCCCTTGCGTTTGAATATTAGATAGATTAGTTAATAAGTTACGTTCCCGTTCAGTATTAGCAAGAAGCTGCCTTGCCCCACCATACGTCCCTTGACGAGCTGCTCCTAAGTTTTGAGCTTGTTGTGCCATCTGTGCTTCACGAACAGCAGCTGCTTTAGCAACATCCGTTACGTTTTGCATATAAGGCGACATAAAGGACTGCGTTGTATTTGACGCATCAAATATGGGGTTATTATATTGGTCAAACATAGGCTTACCAGAAGCATCTACTCTTTGTTTATTTGTTATGTTTTGAGCGTATTGGTTGCCGACATTAAGTGATCGAATACCAGCACTACCTGTTAACCCACTACCCAAAGCAAACTGCCCTGGTTGTTGCATCATTCCAGCTTCATATTGCGCTTGCTGTTGTAACGGAGAAAACCCTGCAAAATAGTTGTTAACGTCGCTGCTATATGGTCTATATCCTTTAAGACTATCAAGATCATAGCCACCCTGCGCATTCTTAGTACCTTCAAACAACTGCTGCTGGGTAGCCTCAAACATATTGGTTACATATGGTCTTGCATACTCAGGGATGTTAGAAGTTACTGTAGTTGATTGAGTTGGACCGCCACCACCACCACCTGTAAATGGGGTACGCCGACCCTCGTGAGTCCAGCCGCTGTGTTTAGATCTTAAGATACTCATAATTTAGTTTCCATAATAACGTGGCGCTCTTGCATACCAACTTGTTTGTATAACCGTGCAGCCGACTCTCTAGCAGCGCATTGGACTCTAGTAGCCCCATTTGCTTTTATAAAGCTACAAACCTGTGCATATACATCTTCATTTACGATTGCTTTACCTGCCATTGCGGTGATAAAACCAACTCGGTAGTTAGGCATATTGTAAAAACTAATAGACGCTACACCGTGTATAACATTTTCTTCATCTGTTGCTACTAATAATACCCAATTACCGTTTGCTAGAAAAGCTTTGATCTGGTCTAAAGTATAGTCTCCAGTATCGTATTTATTTGCTTTAGCAAACAACTCTTCAACCAACCCCCAAGTTTGGTGAAAATAAGCTATGTTGACTGGTTGAACAGTTAAATTCAATTAGCCGCCCCCACCGCCACCACCTGCTGCAGCATCGTAAGCAGCTTGGCTTGCATATACTTGACCGCTTGGTGCTGTAAAGAAGCCTGTAGGCGCTGTAGCGGGAGGTGTAAATGCAGCATCCACAATAGGTCTAGTTAAAACTAAATTATCTGGAGAAGGTGGTCGGTAATAAGTGCCAGGATCGCTGTAGTTGTACTGAGTGTTTAGTGTTGGCGGAGGTGTAGTACCTAATGCTTGTCCGCCAATATATGCTTGATTAACAATATCAGGGGTTATTTGTGGGTATGCTTTTAACGCTGAAATAGCTTGTTTTACAGGTACCCCAGCATTAATTAGCTGCCTACCAACCTCTGCACCATTACCAACATATCTCTGGACTATTCCTCTAACATCTGCGTCTGAAGGCTGTGGAGCAGGTTTTGCATATTGCCCCATCATCTGGTTATATAAAGCAGCTAAACCTTCATTGGAATATGGGTCTTGCATTGTGGGCGACATACTAATTCCAGAAACTCTTGGTACAAAATTTGGTCTGTATACGTTTGAGCCAGCAACTGGTCCAGTTGTTGCTGTAGGCGTTGTTTCTGAAGGTATTAACGCAGGTGGAATTGGTGGAATAATAGGTTTAATACCTAATGCTGCCATTCTTTCTGCTAACACTCTTGCATTATCAGCGGCTAATTGTGGATTAGCTTTAATAGCTGCATTATAAGCAGCGGTTGTTTGGTTAACACTTGGATCATTAGAAGCTAACAATGATTGCGCTCTTGTGACCTGATCTTGTGGAATATTAAAAATAAATTTTACTTGATCAATCTGTGCAGGAGTTTTTATATTGTTGGTAGCAAAATATGATGCTACCTGAGCATCGGTGAACTTAGGTATGGTATAGGTTGGTGTAGCAGTAGGATTAGTGGGTGGAGTATATGTAGTTTGTATTCCTAGTGCTTGTTGCCTATTAGCTAGTGCTTGAGCATTTTGAGTAGCAAGAGAAGGATTAGCAGCAATTGCAGAATTGTAAGCGGCGGTCGCTTGATTAACGCTAGGACTTCCAGAAGCTAACAAACCTTGAGCTGCTTGAATTTGTGAAGTAGGTACTCCAAAAGTAGCTTGTACTTGAGCAATTTGTGCAGGAGTTGTTATGTTATTAGTAGCTAAATATGACGCTACTTGTGCATCACTAAAGCTAGGAGTTGCTCCACCTTCAGCATATCCAACTACCCCACCACTAGCATAATCAGCTATACCCCCAGATGCCATTTTTTTCATAGGCAAGTACTTCTCGGCGTTAACTTTTGGGGCTTGTTTCTTTTTGCCTGTACGGGCTTGGCGGATCTTATCCATCATGCTGTATAACTTCTTAGCACCAGCGTCAGTAGAACCGTTGCCTAAATGACTAACTACATCAGCAGGAACTACAAACTCCCCATCAGCAAGACGGGCGGGTTGTTTCCCACCGATAACGCCAGGAATAGAATCAGACATACCATCACCAGGACCTTTAAGCATACGCCCGCCATCTGAGTACCCTCCTAAGTTAGACATTATTCCACCACTAGCGGCTTCTTTTGGGAAAGCGCCACTGACATCTCCAATACCACTAATAGACATTTTTGGGAGTGGTTTTGGCTTAATGCCTGCAACTTGACCTGCTTTGCCTAGTCGAATCATTGAAGCCAATAAAGCATCTTTATATCTAGTGTCTGGATCTTCGTCTGTGTATATACCACCTCTAGCCATACCAACAGTGTCTGAACCAGCCTCATCATCAAAAGAACTCATTACACCACCTTCGGCTGCGTAACTTGGGCGATAGTATGGGTTAGGTCTTGGGGCTTCGTAAGCTTTATAGTTAGGGCTTAGTCTATAACCTTTTAAACGGCGAGTATATTCGTCTTCTTGCTCACCAGGCATATTTTGATCGGCTTGTAATGCCCCAATGCCAGGCAATGCTTGAATTCCAATCTTCTTAGCCGTATCCATTGCACCGGAACCTAGTTGGCTGTAATAAGAAGAAGGTGCTGAAGAGCTAGGCGGAACAAAAGTTGATGCTGTTCCTTGTGCAAATTGCTCTGGTATGTTAGGTCCTATATTGACTGAACTTTGAGCAGATCCGCCTGGTAAAAGCAAATTGCCTTGTTCAGTAGGTATTAATTGATCCCCGGCTACTTGTTGAAAACCTCCAGCTTGAGGGTTAAGGGTACTTGCTGCTTCTATTCCTGCTGTTTGTGTAGCTTGTGTAGCTGCATCCGGAACGCCAACTCTAAATACATTAGCGTCGCCATAAGCGCCCATACCACCAGCAACTGCACCACCAAGACCACCCATAAGTGCAGCTTGACCAACATCTTTACCCTGAGCAGCCGCCATACCACCAGAAATAAGAGCGCCAGCGCCAGCGCCAGCAGCAATACCAGCGGACGTAGCCCCCATACCAGCACCCATAAGCATTGGAGTAGCAGCACCGGCTGTTAAATAAGTTAAACCAGCAGCAGCCACTACTGGAAGAATGTCTTCTAAAAACCCTGCTTCGGGTAAACCCGTACTTGGGTTAATTGTTAAGGAACCACCGTGTGCTAAAGCAAGAGCTTGTAAACCTTTAATCTCACTAGGAGTCATGTGGACAAGCTCGGTGTCCTTGCCTCGGCCTTTACCTTTTAAATAGTAAGCCGTATTATGTAATCCACCATGTGTGTTCATATAATAGTCACCGTTACCGTCCCCACACTAGCTGTGGCTGACACTCCATATAAATAAGAAATATAGGGTACAACAATCTTTAAGTCCTCGCCAACCCGAAATACAGTCCCGTCTGGCAAATTGTACCCCGATGTTGGTAGATTTAATAGCCGTAAACCGTCCAGTTGCAGGGCGGCATTGGAATCGCTTTGGGCAAAATAAAGCCTTAATGCACCAATCAACTGCGACATATGCTGCTGATCGTATTCTTGTGGGGCTAGAGGCAAAGCTGGCGCCCGAAATCGTTGCATTCCCATTATCTACGCCCATCTGGTCTACCGTCTAAACGAGGACTACCTAATTGCCACTGGACACCTAATTCGGTAGATTCAATCTCAAGAGCCATCTGCCTAGCCCTAGCTCGCATGAATATTTGGTCGGTATAAATATCTACCGAAGTTTGAATAACTTGCTGGGAATCTACGTTGGAATAAGCGCTACCAGGAAAATTACGGGGTTTTATGTACATTGTGACCGCAGGCAATGCGGCAGTTGACCCAGCAAAGTTGAGGTCGGGAATAATCCGCTTGGTCAAAATAAATTGATCCCCGTCTGCAAGATCAGAATCTGACGATGCTATATAAGAGGTCATTGGTAAGATATTGTCATCTACGCCTTGTTCATGGTTATAAATGATGCTGTTTGCAGTCATGGCGGTCTGCACTACAAGCTGAGATATATTGACGGTGTATGTACCTACCCCGCCTGAGCCTGTACCTAAGGCAGTAATCTTAGTGCCTACGGCTACGCCTGTACCCTCAATAACGCTGCCTATCTCTAGAATGCCAGAAGAAATAGCCGAAACCGTTAAAGTTGTACCCGAAATAGCTCCCGTTGCATACGTTGCCGTAAGAGCCTGAGGGTATTCCCTTAGTGATGAATCTGACCATGCTGTGCGGTCAATCGTGCCGTAGTACCAGATTCTTTCTAGGTGGTTATAAATAACATATGCATTATTAACATTGCTGTCTGCCGTTGGGTAGAACCACCAGATTTCATTCCAACCCTCATTAGTACCAGCAATAATCTGGTCGGCTTGGTCGTAATTTAAGTTCTGGAACACATGATTTCGGATGCTACAAGGTAAAGTTTCTACTCGTCCGCCATAGGCATAAAACTTGTCATGCCCAAACCAATACGCCGTATTATTAACTGTAACAACTGAGCGGGGGCTAAGGATAGATATATTGTCCGCCAGCTCTTGCAGTCCAAACACGTCCGTAGTGCCAAGATATTGCAAGGAATTGAGCGTACCCTCAGTAAATACAAGGATCTCTTGACGTGTCGCTATAGCACAAACGATGGCAGAACCACGGGAAACTCGCAAAAAGCCCGCTGAATTGGTAACAAGCGGAGTCCAGACATTGGGCTGATCTTGAGTAGCCCAGCGGATTAATAAGGGGTCAAATGCGCCCCCGCCAAAAGGAGTAGCACCAAAACAGATCAAATGCTTATCGTTCTGAGATACTAAAATCTGCATAGTTTGAGTTGGTACGTCCGCAGGGGCTACCCCGCTAATAGTTGTGGTTGACAGGGGGGTAGCTCTGGTTGTTAGTCCGCTTGAGTATTTCCAATAGTAAATCACTCCATCACGGATGTTGGCTACCATGTCATTATCAAAGTTTTGTATGAACCAGTCTCGTTGTGGAGTTACTACGGGTGTACCTGCGCCAGAACCCCAAGCATCACGACTCCATGCACCTGCTCCCCAGCCGTACCCATAAGAAGCATTGTCATTTCCTACGCTAATCTGAAACTCGGCTGTAATCCCTGTGCCACCACCAGAGGTTGAAGATGTGGCTGCTGTAGCAGCAGTAATGGTAAAGGTATTTGCCGTAACCCGATCGACTATAAACTCGGTATTAAGGTTTGGTGCTGTAATGCCACCTACCGCCGTTGCACCAGAAAAGATTACATAATCCCCGTCTGATGCCCCGTGAGCCACAATTGTTACAGTAACGGTTTTAGAGCCATTGACCGTGGTAAAGCAGTTATTAGTGGTTGGGTTGATAAAAGTTTGGCGAATTGGGGTGATGTCGTATAAAGTTTGACCTGCTTCAATGTATAGTTTTTTAGACGTTCCAAGAGCTAGATAGTTATCCGAAGCCGTAGTAATCCAGTTAAATACTTGCCTACAAATACCTACAATAGAAACTGTTCCATAGCGTAACCAACCGCCTATTTTTTGAGGGTAGCCAGAACGAAACCGTACCTTATCGCACTCAAACCAACCACCCTCGTTAGAGTAATTAGTTTGATCTCTGTTTAAACCTGGGCGAAATTGTAGTTTTTGTAGTGGCATATTAGCTTAAAAATAAGGCACGTTCATCATTTCTACGGGTTACTAACCCTTTTAGTACTTTACCGCCAGCCAGCGTATATTTCAAGAACTCTTCTGCCGCCTCTTCCATTTCGCCCCGAATAACCTTCTGACGGAGGGTGCTGCGCTGTAGTGTTCCCAGACCAACATTGAAGCTAAAACTAACAAGAGCATCGAACTGACCTTGAGTGAGCTTAACGGGACAGTAGCGTTCAACACCTCGCTCAAAGCGATTAAGGTCGTCTCGAAGAATGTCATCTACTTCCTCCATCGAAAAGGTACGGTCATCGTTATACTCCAGTGGGTAGGCATCCCGCTCGTCTATCTTTAACGCACCTTGACGGGGGTAGAGTACGTGACCTACCCCAATTGTCCAAAGTTTGGCTGGGCAACGATAAGGCTTTTGGCGGACACCCTCGTGGTGCTTAATCATTTTGATGGCTTTATCGCTTACTTTCACTTCTTAAACGCCTGTGTTCCAAACCAGAAAGCAATAATGGACGCAAGGATCTGCATTTCCTGATCGTCAAAAATCATCGTAACAGACTCTGCAAAAGCCGCTCCTGTAGACCAAGCCCACCAAATAGAAGAGATGTCTACTACGATTAATAGGAAGACAAACAGGTAAGTCACCATCGGACGTACCGAAGCACGGAGGTTAATAACCCACTGGGATGCGCCTTTGCCAATCTCAATATCATGGGCATACATAGCCTGACGCTCTTGGGCTTGGGTCTCCATAGCCACTTGTTCGGTGCGAATTTCCTCTACCCTAGCTTGGGCAATATAACCAGCCTCTAGCATCTTAAGTTCACGCTCCATTTGAAGCTGGGCTAGTTGTAGCTCATGGGACTTATCAGACTTGTCTTGAAAGAAGTCTAGTAATTTAGGCAGTCCCCCCATGAGGAAGGATAGCGCTGTAGATATTAGTGTAAGCATTATTGTTTAGACCCCCATACTATGTAATAAGCAATCCAAGCCGCCACTAAAAAGCACCAGAACTGCACCCATTTGACTTTTGACAACTCGGCATCAAAGTACTTCTGATCTTCCTTTTCCAGCTTCTCAATCTCGGTCTTGATGTCTATTAGCTTTTGCCACTCTTTAGTGCCGTACTGCTTAATAAAGTCAATCCGTAACTTGTACTCCTCATCCGAAATCTTCTTTCGGTGTTTGTATTCTTCAAGGGCTTTAAATATTGCCCGTTCCTTCTTTAGCTCCGCTTCCCTGCGCTCACGGATCTTTGCATTTGCTCTTTCTCTTGCTAAATCTACTGCTTCTTTTTGAACATCCTCGATGTTCTTGCCAATCTCTTTCCCAGCCTCTCGACCAGTCTTAAACCCCTCGCTAATGCCCTTTGCGCCAGCTGACAATCCAAGTTCGTCTGACATAATTCAATTTAAAACACCTCTCCGCCAGCGGCTGGGATAGAAGTAGCATGGATAGAAATATGCTGTCTTAGGTTTAATGGCGCATTACAGTCTGAGCAGACATCGGCTTGCATCTCGGCTTCATCTAAGTCGTAGCCACAAGCCAAACACACCACTTCTATTTCGTGGTGCGGCTCAATCAGTCCACCTTCTAGTGTTCTAGCTTCTATAGTCTGTTTCATGCCTTAGTTGCTCCAAACTTCCTGTGGTTGGGTAGGAAATACTGCGTCAAAAGTTGGGTTAACAGCTATATTTCTTACCGTGCTTCGATATGCAATAAATTCAGCTTGGTTCATTAGGTATGGGTTAGACTTTTCAGGGTCTGCCACATCCGCAATAGAAGTCCAATCAGTTGAGTTTAATATATCAACCGCTTTGGTTTTGTTTTGTTGAGCTAGTTCTGCGTTTTTAGCAGCAATCTGCTCTGCGTCCATGTCTACAACAACAAACGAGGTAAACCATTGACCGTCAACCTCGACCACAGGGCCACCATTTACATACTGATATGTTCCGCAAGATGGGTATGGACCATTCAAAACGGGATCAGCCCCTAATTCATTAAGAATTTCAACAGTAGTTTGATTCCACGATGCCCCCGTAGTTTCACTCATATAAGTACGGAACTCAGGTTCATACATTACAGCGCCAGTTGAACGAACTCTAATTAACATAATTTATCCTTTACGCTATTGCTAAGAAAATGTAAGTGCCGCCAGAAGAATTAATGGCAGCTAAAATTGCTGAATTAACAGTAAAGCCACCAGCAGTTGTTGTTACAGAACCTAAAGT